TGTATCAGAGTGACGTTTCCCGACAAAACACGGCTGAATTCTCTATATCATTCCTCAGGACGGTCAATCTTCGCGGCACCGCTCGCAATATCTTCGAGATCTTTGTCGCTCAAGGTTAGCTTGTCGTGCGGAATCAGTCGCGGACCGCCTTCACCACTCTTACGCCTATTCTTGCCTCCAGCACCACCACTACCACCACCAGCTTCAAATAAATAATCAGCACTCTTGGCCAGGTGCTTGGCGTATTCGCTCATGCGTGTGATGGGCTCACCATCGACACTCAGAAGGCCATCACGCGGCTTCAGCTCGCCGTTCTCGTCTACCTGCCAATCCTCGCGGCCTCGCCGAAGAATGTCATCCATCGCCCCCTTCTTCGGCTGCGCCACGTCGCTGATTGCCTCGCTTAGCGCTGATTTAACCTTCGTGGTCGCAAGGTCGCTGTGCAGTTGTTCGTAGCGCTCACGCTCACGCTTAGCCGCTTCTTTTTGCCGCGACAACTGCTCTTCATACTTATCGCGCATTTCCTTAGTGCGCTGCTCTAAGTATTGATCAACCTGCCCCTCTTCCAGCAGTTTTTTACTCTGCATCTCATCCAACTTTTTCTTCGCATCCATCGCCTCTTGGATAGCCTCAGCGTCATCAGTCGGCAGCGACTCAAGCTGCTTTTTCAACCGCTCTTGTTCCTTCATGAGTTTAACATTATTTTCCCTAAACTCATTTACCTTTTCACTCGGATCATCATTAAGCACAAGACGATAACTTCCGTCGCCCTGCTCTTCATACTGATCACGCACAGCTTCAGGCACGTTCTCAAGATCGTCGGTCTTGTACGGCAAAGGCATATTCATTCACTCCCAAAAAAAAAAAGTAACTAGGCACTTACTTACGATAGACCACTATACACCAGCATACGTCGCTAAGTCAACCAAATCTTTCACGCAGCTCAGCCACCGTAAGCGGCCTTCCGGTCTGATCGATTAGCTGACTTAATTTTAACTTACCAGCTTTCCATAACTCAAACTTACTGGCGCCGAGTACGTCACGAGCAAAACTATCATCCTTCCCTTTGATCCAGTCGCTATACTTTAGATCGCCCGCAACCTCGCCATCAAGACTCGACTGTGTTCTAGGTGACGCGCCCGCCGGCCGGCTGCCCGGCTGCATATTATCCCAATCTTTAAGAACAGGAATGAGTATAGTACGGCAATTGTGTACGACGATGCCGTTAACTAAGAATGTTTCATCCTTAGACACAGATAAGTTATAGACCCGACGATTGCCCGTTGACACTGAAACATGCTTAATATTGTCAAGCACAAATCCCGCAACGCCCCCAATCTTTGCCTCTGCGCCCCCACCTAGCGTTTCATCACACACCGCGCGCCTAAATAACTTATCACCTTCCTTTAACTGATCCGCTCTAACCCACCCCGTAGGATGACACAACACAGGATGTTCGCCCGTTACACGAATACGCCTAGACTCGGTAGTGATAATCACCACAGTGCAATGGCATCGTTTACTCATCGTCGCATAAACCGGGCGGAGTCTACCGACATGCGTAATAACTAACTGATCTACCTTAACGTTCTCAATCGCCGTCTGCCCGTCTATCGTGTCGATGGGCTCACCCTCACAGATGGCGTTCCAGTGCCAAGGCGGCGGCCCCGGCCACGGCTCATCCCTCGGGCTCTCGGGCAGCGGATTGCCTCCTAAATCCCACGCTGCACCACTACGTGCGATGCAAATGTGTGTGGTCCTGCCGTCTAAAGTCACTAGGGCCTGACGCCCCCTCACCACGTCGGCATTCGACGTATAGACCGCATCCATAACGTTGTTACTTACCGTTTGCGTGCTAGTCCTAACTAACGCCTCAGCCTTGCGCCTCGACGTATCTAGAACGCCGCCTGCACGTATCGCCTCACGCCTGCCTGCGATCGTCCGCATCCTACCGGTAGATCGACCGGCAATACGCATAATTAACTGGTCGTTTGTCTCACTAGCCAGTACGCCCTGCCTGATCTCGGCTTTGAACGCCTGCTGCGTCGCCCTACTCTGCATCTCCCACCACTCAGCCTGCGGCGCACCGACAATGATACTATTTGTCGCCAACTCACGTACAGTCTGCTCGGTGAATGGTGTATTAATTAAGTCTACGCCCACCGCCGCATTAAGCGATCCCGCTAATGTCTGCTGCTCAAGATCAACTAACTCTATCAGGTTTTCAGTTAACTTACTTTCCATCGAACCGTAAGCAGTTTCAATACTATCAGTCGCGGCGCTAATAATCTTTTCCATTCTCCTACGCTTAAGCGCACTCATCGTCACGCTACCAGCATCCGCGTCTCTTATCTGTGCTTGCAGCTCATTGGCAAGGTCGATCAAAGTGATTGCAATCTCTTCGCGCACACCCTCTGCGAACCTAAGTAAGTCGATACGTCGCCCGACAAACCTATCAGCTATGTCGTCGGAGACTCCCATTAGTTATCCTTTGATTCATCAGGCTTGGTGTCGGGCGCATCGTTAAATGGCAATTCTTCGCTGCCCCCTGGCAATCCAGCAGACGCGATTAGCGCCCGCTCTTCGTCGCTCGTCACTCCCGCCGGGATAATCTCACCCTGCGATAAGTTATAGAAGAACGTATCCCAACTGACGGCCCCGCTCTGCAACAACATAAATAACGCGTTAATCGTCTGCGCGTCAATCGTACCAATAGCGAAGTCTTTATTTAGATCGTAACTAATCGCCTGCACACGCGGATCAGCTAACGTGTGCCCAGGATTAGTCCACATGTAATGCCATTGCAACGCCAGGGTCATGACTTGGCTGCACGCCATACTCACGTTCGCCAATGCCGACTGCTCGCCGCTCTGACGCAGCCTAAGCGTCTCGGCAGCCTCGGACGCCCGTTTCTGTTCCTCAAGCATACGAGCGCCTAGGACGGCCATCTGCTTACGTTTATCGGCCCTCATATCGCTAATGGCGCCCAACCCCTTACCGCTGAACTCCAGATACCCCACTTGTGCGCGATCGTTACTAATTTCCCATGCAGTAGAACTACCAATCTTGCGGACGGGCTTATCGTCTGAATCGTCACCGATCACATAAGGAGTCGGGAGCGCCGCAAAATGTAAACCATGCTCAAGGTCGGCGCTATTGCGATAGTCGCTTAAAATGACGTTGCACAGATCAAGCAAGGGCGGACTGGAAACCTCGGACGCCGTGCCCCCAACACTGACAAACGAAAACGGGATATGATCTAAAGTCGCCCCGCCACGCATAGTCGGAACTACCTGACCCTCACTTACAAACGAATCCTCTAATTCATTCCCGTCATCACCCCGCTCATGGATATACGTCTCCACGAAGTAAGTTAGGCCCGCTGCCTCGTTGCCCTCTTCACCACCCAACCTAAGTACGCGATACCTGCGGAATCTCTTAAGCTGGAATCCATCTACGGACTCTTCGTAAATTTCCTGCAAGACCACTATCGTTAACTTACGTCGGCCGTCAATCGTGTCATAACGCCAATTAAGTATATTCTCCCCAACATAAATCGTGATATACGGCTCAGCCCCATCATCCTCGCCTGCATCGACGTACACGCCGGCACGTCCAATAGTCAGGACCTCACGTACACACGTATGTGCAAGATCATCAATACCCTCGTTGGCCAACCCAACGTCGGATAACTTATGAATATCCGCCTCCGGTTATTCTAAATGCGGTTCTTTGCGCCCAATCATACCGCATAGCGCCTCAACCGTACGCTGACCAGCGCCCACCACTTGCGCACGCTCTCGGTATCCGTCATACTCGGCAGCTGACTGCCCAGACAACTTCGGCAAATACATGGCTCCCCGCTGCTTGACTGCCCGCTCACCCTCCACAACGTCGCGGCAGCGCATCCAATCCACAGCGTTTTCATGGTAGTCAGGGTGCAACGCGTTTACTTTAGAATTCTCGGGCATCATTTACTCCCGTTTTGTTTCCGTCGTAAGGTGACCCACAGTATAGCATAGCCTGCTAGATCTAACATCGTATCCTCAATGCTCTCCGACACTTCACCGTTACCGGATTTAAATAGATTATTTAACCGTGCAATCTTATCGCTCATCCTGACCCTGATAAGCGTGTCTGACGATTGCTCGGGCGCTAATACAGCTTCATTAAAAACGGCACACCCATAATCCGCATTCTTCCTAAGCAATGTTGCCACGACATCAAGGCCAGCACATGCAATCTCAACCTGATCGCCACCCGACTCATCAAGCGCCGCCTGTAAGCGATTCAAGTTATCCTCGATCTTCGCATCATCATAAACAATCCACATGACGGACACTCCCATTAAGTTAAAATCCGATGATTTGAGACTCACGAATTGTACTCTTATCCACCGGGAATAGCCGCGTGACGGGATAGCGCATTGCGTCAATCATGTGACTTAGTGACTCTTGCTTGTGCATATTTTCATAGTTATAAATACTAAGATACTTACGTAACTTCTTACATCGCCGATCAATTGTCAAGGTGATTCTACCGTTACTTGACTTTAACTTAGCGTTCACGGCGTTGAAGCTATCGCGCCTGCCCGGATTCTGATTAGGCGCATTTACCTTGAATCCCGCTTGTCGGATAAACTTATAATCACTCATGCCACCCGGCGCATTAGTATGTCGGGCCTTGCCGCTCACGTCAGGCACTATATAATCAATAAACTCACCGTAGGACTGCTCTTTCAGCACGTCGCAAGCAAACTTAGTATCACTGTTAGGCAATTCAAACTCATCGAAGAAATGCATTCGATCACCGTGCCGCCAAAACACGCAGAACGCCATCGGATTTACGTTGAAGTCCATCCCAACGCCGATTTCTAGCCTATACTTACGGATATGCTCAACCGGCGGGATGCCCAAGTCAGCCACGTTGCCGTCGGGGTGCGGCGAAGCGTCAAACGCATGGAACACTGCACCAGTCGTTAAGTTGACGAACCTGCCCTCAATGTACGCCTCTGCCTCTTTTCCCGAAAACGCACCCTCTAACCGCGCAATATAGTTAGGCGACAAAGTTACATTGCTGCGCGTGCTGGCACGTACAACGCCCACGTCGTAGTTACCAATCTCATTGCCACCCGTAACTAAGTCGTAGCCCCAATTAAGATGCTCAGGCGTGCCCGACAATCCTATCTCTAAAAACTTAGCTTTCGGGTGCCGGACACGAGCCACCATCTGCCGGAACACTTCAAGATCTTGAATAAACGGCTCATCAATATAAGCCGAAGCTAAGTTAGGACCCTTCAGGCTCTCGGGCTTGTCGCCTGAATAACAGATAATGCGTGCTACTCGCCCATGATACTTAATAGTAAATACATGGTCCACCTTATTTAACTTATAGGCGAATCCCGGATTAAGTCTTTTCCGGCCTTCAAGTAACTCAGCAATCGTCGCGATCACTGTCTCTCGCGCGGTCGGATAAGTCGGGCTTACGGTCGCCACAGGGCACGGCGCATTCTCCAGGGCTACGGCAATTGCGCGTTTGCATATATTCAGTGTCTTACCCGAACCGTATCCCCCGATAAGTAATTTAGCAAAGTTACTCAGATTCCACCACTTGCGTTGCGGCTCTGTCATGCCGCCACGAATAACCACCTGGCGATCATTCACTACGGGCGGCGCATAACGCCACCTAAACGCTTGCTCAAACGCTTCTACGGGCGGCCGAGCAACCCGGCTAATTAGCTGGTCAGAAGCGCTAAGCGCCATGGCGGGTTGATTACCAATCATTTATAACGCTCAAGCGCATATACAATGACGCAGATCACCCACAGAACAAATCCTACAGCCGCAAACCAACCGGGTAAATCGCCCAAGCCACGCACCATTCCTTTCTCGTCTTCGCGGACGATTCATAAGAAACTTTCGTCTGGATCATAATTATCGCCATCGAGCCGATCTTCCTGTGGATCATAGTTAGCCGGATCTCGCGCCTTCATCACTGCTAAGGCGTCCCGCTCAATGGAGTCGATATCCATTTGCTTAGTTAGCCTATACGCGGCAAAAGCCTTATTCATCGACGTGACAAAGTGCGCGCACCTAACCGCATAATCCTGATTCTCTTCCGGCGGGCCGCCCCTCTCTAAATACTCCTTACCTTCTTTAGCCCACTCATGGAACAGTCGATTAGAAATGCCCGTAGCATCGCACGCAGCATCAGCAGGCATCCCGATTTTAATATACCCCACGAAGTCATGAATCAAATCGGCGTTCAACTCAGGCGACTCAATGGTTGACATCGAGTCGAGCTTATCTAGCGCCCGTTCCTGCATGCTAAGCCTACGATTAGCCAGCTCTTCCCGCATATGATCTGCGTCACTCATCGGCTTAGGCTTGCCCATCAAGCGATTGAAGAACTCTTGCACGGCCCACGGCTCACCCTGCTTGGCGTACCTAAATAACGTCTGAATGATCTCAGCCCTTACCCCCTCCGTCGCCGCGTCCTCAAGCTGGCGACGCACCTTACTCGCCATGCTCGCAAATTTACCCCCACTGCGCTTACCCCACTTAA